ATTTCAAAGAAACAACGGGACAGACATTTTAAAAATCTTTCAGACTGACACTGCCGGTGACGTTATCTTTTATGACGATGATGGCTCTACTGAGGGTATGCGCTGGGATGCTTCAGCAAACAGGCTAGGCATCGGAGAATCTGTGCCAGATGAAGAGCTACATATCAAAGCCTCACTTCCAACGATCAAGCTAGAGGATGGAGATGGCACAGATCAACATTTTCGTATTTTTGAAAACAATGGTCAGGCGTCATTAATAGCGCAAAACGGCACCAGTTTTGGCAATACAATTTTCAGGCGCCATAACGGCACGGATCTTTATTCAGTACTAAATTTGACCGCAGATGGTGATGTAGATTTCTACGACAACGTGGGCTCAAGTATTGGTATGCGCTGGGATGCTTCTGCGGAGTCGCTTGGTATTGGTACTACGAGTCCTGCAAGACATTTACACGTTAATAGCGGTGCAACAGAAGTAACGTCGCTTTTTCAATCTACTGGCACAAGCTCATATATTGATTTTGCCAACAGCACTACGGCGCAGGGGCGTTCACGCATAGGCGCAGAAGGCACTGATACGCTTGTGTTTAAGACTGAAGGCTCTGAACGACTGCGTATCGACGCCAACGGCAACTTGCTGGTTGGCGACACTTCCACGCCTACTTCTTCTGCTGGAAATATTGTTCTTTACAACGGTACTGCGCCCACAGGTAACGCAACAAACGGAGTTATTCTTTATGCAGAGGATGTGTCCGCTAGTAGTGAATTAAAAGTACGCGACGAAGCTGGTAATGTTACAACGCTATCGCCACATAACTTTGATTTAATACAAGAAGGACCGTCTGAGGATATGGCGTGGTCCTATTATTCAGAGCGAGATGGCAAGCGCATTAACGTAGATATGCTTAAAGCAATTCGTTTGTTAGAACAACTTTCTGGCGAAAAACTAGTTTATATTTCTTAAAGGAGCATAAAAATGGCACACACATGGACTGTATCAGCAATGGACTACACCGTGTCACAAGACGGACACACCAACGTAGTCAATACCGTGCACTGGCGTTGCTCAAAGACCGACGGCGATCACTCTGGTTCGTCATACGGCACTGCTGGCCTTGAAGCTCCCGGAGAGTCGTTTGTCGAGTGGGATGACATCACCGAAGCAACGGCTGTTGGCTGGGCTAAGGCGGCTCTGGGTGACGAGCAAGTAACCGCTATTGAAGCCGCTATCGACGCACAGATTGCAGAGAAAGCTACGCCCACTAGAGGCACTGGCGTCTCTTGGTAAACTAATGGATGGATCCTCTATCACTTATTGCTATGGCGTCTACAACCTTCAAGGGTATACAGACGCTAGTAAACCAAGGTGCTGAGATTGAAAGTGTTGCTCAGAAGCTGGGACAGTGGTATCGCTTTGCGTCTGACATAAAAGAAGCAGAGAAAGAAGCTGAAAGCCCCGGCATATTCAAGAAGCTCTTTGATGGCGACACAGTAGAACAACAGGCGCTAAATAGTGTCATAGCAAAGAAAAAGTTAGAGGAACAAGAGAAACAAATACGGGAGTTGATTGTTTGGGCTTATGGTGTTGAGACTTACCAAGAGATGATAATGCTCAGACGTAAGATTAAAGCACAACGTGAACAAGCAATCTACAGTCAACGGAAGAGGCAACGCATGATACTAGATAGCTTACTTATTGCTACTGCTGTCGCTTTTTCATCTGGTGTGATTTACGGCACTATGGTATTAATACAAGGTGCCCCATGATGAGTGATAACGGAATGAAGGAAGTAATGGATACAGTTTCTGTAGCAACAGGCGTTGGTGCTTTGGCTGGCTTACTCCCGGCTTTGGCTGCTTTAGTGACGATTGTGTGGACAGGTATCCGCATCTGGGAGACAGACACTGTTCAAGGTCTGCGTAACAGAGGAAACCAGTAGTGTTACAAGCGCTCATAGGACCCATCGCAGGACTCGCTAAGACTTGGCTGAGTAATCGCCACGAGCAGTCACAAGCGAAACACGTGGCTAAGATGCAAGTCATCCAGAACACAGCTACGTGGGAACAACACATGGCACAGGCTAGTGCATCCTCGTGGAAAGACGAGTGGTTCACAGTAGTCCTGAGTGCGCCCGTGTTAGCAATTATGTGGGGCGTAGGAATGAACGACTTAGACATCATAGAGCGGGTAGGCGTAGCTTTTGCAGAGCTAGGTAGGCTCCCTGAGTGGTATCAGTATCTTCTGTACGTTGCAGTCACAGCCAGCTTTGGCATCCGTGGTGCTGATAAGCTCATGCAGATCAAGGGCGGCAAATAACTATGAGTGAATTTGAATCGGGCGGGTGCGGAAACAGGGCAGTCCCTGTATTTTCGGGTTCTTATCGTCGTGAAGGTCAATTTATTGGCTGTCTTAATTACGGCTCTTGGGGCGGCATGAGTGATGCTGTCCAGCAACACAAAGATGGTCCGTTTTTAAGCGTTAGCGATGTTCCCCCACGTTTAGCATTTGGAATTCTTGTTGCGGCAAAGCTCAGGTCTTTAGAATACGGATCTGATGAATATAATGCTGTATATAATGCAGCAGCGGAATGGCGAGAGTTATACAGACAGTATGAAAATGGTGAGGCTGGTTTAATAGACCTCCGAAATTTTGATGATTCTGGGTTTGAAACATGGGAAGGATGGTCAGGCTTTTATAACGAAATTATAGAGTCAGAATCCGTACTTAACAAAAACGCAGACATAAGAGAAATACTACGGCGTAACGGGTACTCTGATGAAGCCATAGAAGATATATTATCTGCCGAAGTAAATAACGAGTACTTTAAAGGTAACAACGTATTATCTAACGCGCTGTGTGAAATTGGGTACAGCAACTGCAGTAATTGGAGTGTTCAATCTATTGATGAAGAAGGCCCAGCAATCGGGGATGAGTGTGTAGACGAAGAGCAACGCGAAGGCAAATACAACAAAAACGGCGACTGTCAATTTACTGTTGGTGGGTCGTGCATGAAAGGGTCTGTTCCGGGAACAACGGACGCTTCTGGAAAATGCGTAACAGACGATGACGGTGGTGATGACGATGGTGATGACGATGGTGATGACGATGCTAACGTAACCCTACAAGACTTAATAGACGAGTTCGGTGAAGCTGCTGTAGAAACAGCACAAAAAGTATACGACTACATCGAAGGGAAAATAGAAGAAGCTATAGACGATCCTCTAGGTGTTCTAAGAGATATAATTACTGGTGGTGTTCTGATTGATGATGAGCGCTGCTATGACAAAACCGCAAGAAAATCTTGTGATGTTGCTGATCCCGAAAAGGGTGAAGTTTGTTGGAAAGACTGTGTAAATATAGTAGGTGTACTAGGCATACCCGGACTACCCATGCCTCCCGGTATTGGTGAATTAGCAACCGTTAGAGATTTAGAAGACTTTTTAAAAGGTATCGGTAAATCTCTTGAGGAGTTTTTAGAAGACCCCGCAGGAACTGTAGAGGACTGGATTAAAGGAATCATTGATAAAATCAAAGAAGTCTTTGATTCTACTACAGACGATGCTAGCGCTATTATTGATTGGCTCAAAGGAATATTCGGTGCCGCTGTGGGCGCTTGGGTCTGGGGACAAATTGAAGAAGAAATAACTGATACAGTTTTCCCAAATTTAATGCCGTATGGCCCGTGTCCTGACGGAGAAACCCCAAGAGAAGGTCCGTCAAACGAAGGGTGCCCTGCTCCAGCTTTTGAGTGCGCCAGCGTAGGAAAACAGGGTGGCACGGTTTACAGAGAAGAAGAATGTGCCGGATGCTTACCCACACACCAAGAAGAAAACGGCCAGTGTGTTGAGTGGGTAGATGGAGGAGCCACTGAAGACGAGTGTGCCGCACAAAACCGTGAGTTTGTGCCTAGTACTGGAGTAGGTACTGATAGTAAATGTGGCGGCTGTTTATCAGAGTTTCAACCTAACGAATCAGGAGAGTGTGTTCCAAAGATTATTGAATGTACTGGAAATGAAGTATACAACGAATCATCAGGAGAGTGTGAAGATCCTCCTCCTGACTGTACTGTAGATGGTCCTTGCACAGACGATTCAGGGGCTGCCGGAACCTTTGATGAAAACTGTGACTGTATTGCAACTTGGATAAATTCTGGACCTTCTGCTCAAGACTGTAGTGCGCTAGGAAAAACACATATTCCCGCTGATCCTAATACACAAACGCCTAGCGAATGTGGTGACTGTGAGCAAGATGGGTGGACCCCGACAGGACAAAGCGGAGAGTGTGAAGCTCCTTGGCAAGACACCGGACCTACACAAGACGATTGTAGTGCGTTAGGTAAGCTACATATTGCTGGTGATCCTGACACACAAACGCCCAGCCAGTGTGGTGACTGTGAGCAAGAAGGATGGACTTCAGAAGGAATAGGGAAACCGTGTACAGGCCCTGACGATGGGACTGACTGTCCTAATGACGGAGAAGTACGAAGAGGTGGTTTAGCTGACGGAGAGTGCGTAAGACCCGGAGAAGCTTGTTTTTCGGAGCCTAGTAAGTACGCTGGAGATGACCCAGCAATAAACCAAGGGCAGTTTAATTCCGAAGGTTTTTGTGTTGATCCTAACGTGGGTCAAGGCTCTTGTCCAAACGGTAGTGAACCTGATTATTTTCCTGAAGACGAAGACCAAGACGGTGCTTTTGAATACGACGGGTATTCTTACACATACGATCCGTGTGACCCTTTTGGTAAAGAAAATAGTTTAATAGGTACTCCTATTGATGACGGGACTGGCGGCAGTTGCCCTGAAGGATCAGAACTAGATGATCCTGTTTATGACAGTAGGGACACAAACCAATCAGGATTTTTTACTTCTACTAACGGAATTACTTATTCGTATGATCCGTGTAACCCAAGTCTAGGCTATACAATAGTCGGTCAAGATGTTAATGTTTGTGAAGACCCAAACAATCTAAACTACGGAAACGTTGTTCAACAACCTGAGGAGCCTTGTGGGGATTGTAAGCCCAGCTTTGATAAGCCAGAAGGCTACGACACTTGTGTATCTATTGTTGATGTTCTTTGTAATGATACTAATGTATCTGGTAATTACGAAGAATGTAAAGCGGCACCTGCGCCGACTTGTGAAGAAAACGACCCTAACTCTGAATCAGATGGTCAGGGAGGGTGTAAGTGTAAGCAAGGCTACGCCCCGGATAACGACCCAGACAGCCCAACTGAAGGTAAGTGCATACCAACAAAACTACCTCCAGAGCAGTGTACAAATGAAAGCGGGGATCCGTCAGGAGCAGTGAATTATCCTGATTGTAACAAATGTCCAGAAGGCCAAGACTTTAATGAAAAAGGCATCTGTGACGATATTCCTGTAGTAACCTGCGAAGACCCTAACGCTACAAATTACGAACAAGCAGGTGAATGTGGTCCGTGTAATTCTGGTTTTGACCAGCCAGCAGGTTACGACGTTTGTACTTCTATAGAACAATTATGTGCTGATGGAGCAGAGGGTTACGGGCCAGATAATGAACTCTGCGGTACAGATAATGGTTGCCCTGAAGGACAGAAAAAGTTTGATGGGGAAAACTGTGACAAACCTTGTCCTACTAATCCAGACATAGGCGTTTCAGATTTGCTGTGCGGCACCGTAGAAACGTGTAACGACCCTAACGCTGTTAATGATGGACAAGACGGGCCTTGTGAGTGTAAGCCCGGATTTACAAAGGACGAAGAGGGTCTTTGTTTCCAGAGCGGTGACGTTTGCGACAACGGAGCTACCGTAGAGTCTGGGTGTGATACGTGTCCAGACGGTACTAGCGTTCTTGAGTACGAAGACGGAATGTGTCCTTCTGAGCCTCCAGAAGAGTGTGCTAACGGAGCAACTGATTACCCAGATTGTACTGTGTGTCCTGAAGGTCAATCTATGGACGCAGAAGGTAACTGTGTTCCTACTGTTGAACCTCCTCCTCCAGAAACAGGCGGTGGTGGCGGCGGTGGTATGCTAGGCGGTGGATCATTTACTCCGTTCTTAGCTGGCATCAGTTACACACCTCAGGCTGTACCAGAGCCTCCAGCACCAGCACAGAAGGACTACATGGCTGAGTTGGACAACTTAATTAAGCGAAGTTTGTTTGAGGGAATGGCATGACATATTTAAACTTAGTAAACAACGTCCTCAGACGCTTACGTGAAGACGAAGTATCTAGCGTACAGGACACCACCTACAGTAAACTCGTGGGTGACTTTGTAAACGATGCCAAGAGAATGGTAGAGGACGCTTGGGATTGGTCAGCACTCAGGACTACCCTAACGGTTACCACGTCTGCTGGTACTTTTAACTATGTACTCACGGGGTCACAGAACAGGATCAAGGTACTCGACGTGCTTAACGACAGTTCCAACCTGTTTATGACTTACCAGACAGCACACTGGTTTAACGATGCTTACCTGAACCAGAGTCCCGTGTCAGGCATCCCTGAGTACTACACGTACAACGGTGTTGACTCTAACGGAGATACTCAGGTTGATCTGTATCCTAAACCGGATGACACGTACAGCATCAGGTTCAACTGTATCCTGCGTTCTGATGACCTGAGCGCAGACGAGGATACTCTAGCTGTTCCTGCTCAACCAGTGATTCACCTTGCGGTAGCTCTGTTAGCTCGTGAGCGTGGTGAGACAGGCGGTACATCAGCACCTGAGTACTTTGGTATTGCTGATAAGTACTTGTCTGATGCGATTGCTCTGGACGCACAAAAGCATCCTGAAGAAGTTATTTGGTACACTCCCTAAGGAGACTAGTGTATGGCACAGCCACTACAAAGTATTAATCTAGTTGCTCCGGGCTTCAAGGGAGTCAACACAGAAGACTCTCCGATTGGACAGGACTTCTCTTTTGCAGACATTGCTGATAACGCTGTTATTGACAAGCGTGGGCGTATTGCTGCACGTAAGGGTGTAGACTTGTTGACTGCTGTAAACACACCTCTTGGGTCTGATTACGCTGTCAAGATTCACCACTTTTACGATGACGCTGGTAACGAAGAAGTTTTTGTCACAGGCAACAACAAGATATTTAAGACTACACAGACTACTAATCCTGATGACACGCTTACTGACATTACTCCCGGTTCGTACACGATTACAGCAGACAACTGGAAGATAGTCAACTTTAACGACAAGGCTTACTTCTTCCAGCGTGGACACGAGCCTCTTGTGTACGACAACGCTACAGGGCTTAGGACGTTTGGCACAGCAACAGGTACTACGACTAATACTAACTTCTACTGTCACGAAGCTCTAGCAGCTTACGGTAGACTGTGGATCGTAGACAACGCCGCAGACACCCAGACGATCTACTGGTCTGATCTGTTGATCGGCACAGACTTCACTGGTGGTTCCAGTGGTTCTATAGATGTATCTAAGGCTTGGCCTGATGGGTACGATGAAGTAAGGGCCTTGGTAGCCCACAACAACGCTCTGCTTATTTTAGGCAAACACAGCATCCTTGTATACAATAACGCCTTTAGTCCAGCAACGATGGCTCTGGCTGACACTGTAGCTGGCGTTGGGTGCATCTGTAGAAACTCTGTACAACACATTGGTACTGATGTGTTGTTTATGTCTCAGAACGGTCTGAGGAGCTTTGGAAGAACAATACAAGAAAAGTCTTTACCTCTGTCTGACTTAAGCGCAAACATAAAGAGTGAGATTATTAACTTAATTGAAACACGGACTGCTCCTACGGCATCTGTGTACAGCCCTGAGAACTCGTTTTATCTAATTACGTTTCCAGATACTAGCACAACGTACTGCTTTGATCTCAAAGGTAGACTAGAGAACGGTGCGTACAGAGTCACACGTTGGACCTCTGCTCCGTTCAAGGCGTACGAGAGAAAGAACGATGGTACGTTACTGGTAGGAACTGATGATGGAGTGGGTGAGTACGCTGGGTACTCTGATGAGTACAACGATGCAGGAACAATTAGGACTTCCAGTTACCGCTTTAGGTACTACAGTCCGGGGTTGACCTTTGGTGATCCGTCGAAGGTTAA